CACTCCTGCATGAATTTGCAGAATCAATGCCATCTGATCAGTTCATTCGGGTCTTCAATGCACAAAACACCAGCAATGGCAGACCCAAGCGTTCAGCAGTTTCAATTCGTCTCAAAATCCATGAACTAAACCTTTCCCTAGAACCCAAATATCGATACCTCACCGCCAGTGGCTTCGCACGCTTTCTCGGCATCTCCAATGATGCTGTCCGCTACTGGTTGCAAATCGGTTTGAAAGGCACCAGAAACCGTGATGTGCCGCGTTCACCCGTTTACATCAAAACTGAAGACCTCTGCGAGTTTGCTCGCGCCAATCCACGCTTCTTCGGTGGCATCCCACGCACTCAACTGTTCCTTGCAATTGAAGATGCCGATCTTGCTGATTACATCGTCAAAACCTTTCCCAATCGCAACACCTGCATCAGAAAGTCGATGAAGGTGCGCTGCATTGAAACTGGGAAAATCTACGAGTCACAATCAGCCGCTGCAAAAGCGATGTTCGTCAACCGCAGCATCATCTCCCGCTCCGTGCGCCGTGGTCACACTGCCAATGGCTATCACTTCGAAAAGATCAACCTATGAACACCAAATGCCCTGAATGCTCCGGCGATAACTTCAAAGTTATCAAGACCTACCCTTGCGAAGATCACACCCTGCGGCACCTCAAATGCCGTTCATGCGGCACGAACGTCTTCACGCATGAATACATCATGAAACAGGAGGAATACAGTTGGCAGCGCGTCAACAACACCTACAAGCTTCGGCTCAAGGCATGAACCAGTGCTACTCGTGGAAGACCATCGGCATCCCAGCGCCACAGGGCAGCAAACGTTATGTCGGCATGGGACGCATGATCGAGTCCTGCAAGGCACTGAAACCTTGGCGCGAGATGATCATCACTGATGCCAAAAAGCTGGGCATTGAGGCGCCGCTCGACACACCTGTTGGCGTCTCTTTGGTGTTCTGCTTCCCGAGACCCAAGAATCACTTCAACAAAAAGGGCGAGCTGCTGGGCAAAGCACCGAAGCATAAGATGACCCGACCTGACCTCGACAAGCTCACCAGAGCAGTGCTGGATAGCCTCGTGTACGGCGGTGTGATCAAGGACGATTCGCTGGTGTACAACATCTCTGCGCACAAGCGGTTCTGCGTCGGCAAAGAGGAGCCAGGCGTCCTGATCACTGTTATGGACAGCAGCGATCTCCCGTTCCGACCCTGACGTGCTATGATTTGCCTGCGATTGGATCGCCCTGAGCTGAGGCAGTGGCTTCACCGGGGCGATTTTTTTATGCTGTGATCACACAGGAGGCAGCATGATTGAGATTGAATTCAAAGTCGAAGACATCATTGACAAAATTACCGAATTGCAGCGTGTGCAAATTCCACGCGCTGGCATGTTGGCGCTGAATCAAGCCGTTTACGAAGCATCTCAAGAACTTAAAAGGCAAGCAGAATCACGTTTTGTTTCACCAGTTCCATTGACGCTAAATTCTTTTTTGTACAAAAAAGCAACTGCTGAATCTCTTGAAGCAAAAATATTCATCAGGGATGATGTCCCAAAGGGCAACTCGCCTAGCCGGTATTTACTTCCTCAAATTTACGGTGGCATTCATTATCGAACTCGTTTTCAGCGTGCGCTTGGGTATACGCCCAACCCAGAAGACGGTAGTCCAATCCTTGCGCCGAATCGGTTGATGGTGCCAACAGGATCACCTGCTGTCCGTAGAAATATGTATGGCAATATGTCGCCAGGACAATACACGCAAATTCTCGCCAGCATTCGCAACGAATCTTCCGCAGGAAACAAAGTTGTTAGCCGTGGACGCGGACGCAATCGAACTGCTGGGCGTTATTTTTATATTTCTCAGGAAATGCTGGATGATCAATACAGGAACATTAAATCAAGACGACCTGGCATCTTTTTGTCCAGCAATGGACGCCTCAACAAAGTTCTCACGGAAACAGGGTTGCCTACTTACACTGGCAAATTTCCCTTCAAAGACATTGCTCTTACAACTGCTACCGCAGAATTTAACAGAACTTTTTCGCGGCTTGTCTTACGTTGAAGTTCTTGCAAGGTATCGGTTTAAAATGCAAAGTTCTTGCGGGATGTCGGTTTACCCAAAAACATCGAAGTTCTTGCAAGGGGTCGGTTTAGGGCGTTTTTTGTACCGAGACAAAGGTGGTTTAGCGTATTTTTCACCGCTGTTATTTGGGTTGAAATTTGGCCTTTTTCTCGGGGCGGGTAGTACTGGTGTACTGCTGATAATGAGAATCATTCTCAATATGCGGGGAGGCGCATAGAGTCCGTGATAATGAAAATCATTCTCAGCAGCCAAGCGGCCACCTAGCCTCCTTGCAATTGCAACTCATTCTCAATAGCAGTAGGCGCACCGGTCCCGCTTGAGAATCGCCGCGAGACTGAGAGCGGCTCTCCTTATATATGGGTCGCAATGGCGCGACCGTTTGCCTAGGTGCAGCCCATACCGTCGCCCGGTGCCGCTGTGCCAGACAATGCGCCAAACCGCCAAACCGGCGCACGGTGCCGCATGCTGTGACAATCGGCAAACCGTCCTAACTTTCAGCACAGCCACTTTGCCGCCTATGGGTAGGCGTTATGATTGCTGCATCGCCCGGATCCAATCGCTCACCGGGCGACCCCAGAAAAATGACCCTGACCGCTTTGCTGTGGCTGCTGCTGCCCTTGCTGGCTGTGGTTGCCCTGATTGATCTGGCCACAATGTCGACCGAACGCCGCGTTCGCTTGCTGCGCAATGCCGGCCTATCGCAATCGGCCATCGCTGCCCGTCTTGGCTGCAGCCGCTATCGCGTCCGTCTCGCCCTTGCTGTCGCATGATCGGTCCCATCCTTCCCGGTGAATCCGTCGCCGCTATCCGTTCCATCCCTTCACCCGTTACCACCACCACCGCCCTGCCATTGAACGCCCAACTCTGGCCATCGGCCGCCGATGAATTCCAAGAACAGGCCGCCGACTTTATGGCCGCTCATCCTGAATTGCCCGATGGCTGGTTGCCTGAACCTGAAGATCTGGAGACGTGGTGGCTGTCGGGTCCAGACTGAGAACTGGCCTACCATGCAGCACGCCTACCCTTAGGCGCGGTATCTTTATCGCATGGGCAGCATCCTGCCCGATCCAATCGCAACCCTGAATCATGCAAACGCTCTCACCCGCTGAGATCGAATCCCGTTCGCTTGCCCTGCTGGATTCTTTTAGCGTTCTTCACTTCACCGCTCCGAATGACAGGAACGGCAATCCGCGCCGCCTATGGGCAGTCTTCACACCGGCTGGCCAGTTAGTCGCCGCTTATGACGAAGGCTACGAAGGCAGCCAAGCCGTTCCCGTTGCAATCCGTCACAAGGCGGCCACGTGCTACGCCGTCCCGGTCGCCGTTTCCACCTATTCGGCCATCCTGCGGCATGCTCGCCAGTTGATGGCCTGACACAATCGCCCGCCATCACGCGGGCATTTTTTATCGCCAATCGCAACCGCTCACCATGGCCAAACTTTCAGATTTACGCTTCCATCTCACCCGCGTAAGCAGCAACGTTAAAACCGGACCGATCCCGGTATCAACCAGCAGCAAGGCAACCTGCCCCGCGTCTTGCCCGTTTGCTGGGAATGGTTGCTATGCGGAATCGGGACCGCTTGCCCTGCATTGGGCAGCCGTCACCCGTGGCGAACGTGGCCAGCCGTTGCGGGAATTCATGGCAGCCATTGCCGCATTGCCTGCCGGTCAACTGTGGCGCCATGGGCAGGCGGGTGACTTCCCGCACACTGCAGGGAGAATCAGCCGCCGATACCTGCGGGCGATCATCGCCGCAAACCGTGGCCGCAACGGGTATACCTACACTCACCACAGTCTGGCCATCGGCGAGAATGCGTCGCTTATCCGTTCGGCCAATCGCAACGGCTTCACGGTTAACGTGTCGACCGAATCGGAATCAGCAGCAGATCACGCTATCTCTGCCGGTTTGCCTGCTGTGCTGGCTGTGCCATCCGATGAAGAACGCGTCACCTGGCAAACAGCCGCAGGGAACCGCGTTCTAGTCTGCCCAGCTCAGCGCAGCGACACTAAGACGTGCGCAGACTGCAAGCTTTGCCATAAACGCGGGCGACGCGTGATCATTGCATTCCTTGCCCACGGAATCGGTAGGCGCAAGGTAAACGCCGCAATTGCAGCCGCTACCTAACGCCGCCACACAATCCGCCACCATCGCCCGGCCATTCGGTCGGGTCTTTTTTTGTGCCTGCCATTGCTGAGAATGATCCGCAATTGCAGCGACCCTAGGGGCAGCCGTGGCTGGTGAGAATGAGAATCATTACCGCCAAACCGCGAGAATGAGAACCGTTCTTACGATGACACAAGAATGAGAATGATTCTCAATTGCGGGTCCTTCCTGCACCCTGCGGCGTAGGTAATTTCGAACCCCTTTCTACAGCTAGCGGTAGGGGTATGCGTGTCGCAGCATTCCCACATGAGACGCACTTAAGACGCCAAAACGCAAAAGTTGACCATTATATGCGCCAGAATCGTTACGCGGCACTATTTCGCTTAAAACGGCGCTATTGGTCTTAAATTGCTCGCATGCAGGTCTGCAACACCAAGGAACTGGCTGAGGAGCTGGGCATCACGCAAGCCCGGATCAGTCAGATGAAGAGCCAAGGGCGGTTTGACGGCTGCTTTGCGGTGAACAGGAACAAGATCGAGTGGGACAAGGAAGCGGCGGTTAAGGCGTACAGGGAAGGCAATCCGTTGGCCAGCGTGAGTCCCACGCGTCGCAAATCAGAAGACCTTGAGATTCCGACATTCAATGAAAGTCGTGCGAAGTCAGAGCATTTCCGTGCGGAGCTGGCTCGCTTGGATTTGGAGGTCAAAGAGGATCAACTCGTGGAAGTTGCTCGTGTACAGCGGGAGGCTTTCACTGCTGCTCGTGCTGTACGGGATGCTCTGGGTAATATTCCTGATCGCGTCAGCAACCAGTTGGCTGCGGAGTCGGATCCTGTTGTCATCCACCAGACGCTGACCGAGGAGATTCGCAAAGCGTTGGAGACGTTGACCGATGCGTGACGGAGCATTGCTGTATCGGCAGGCATTTCGCGATGGCCTTCGCCCTGACCCTGATCTGTCCGTGAGTCAGTGGGCGGATCTGTACCGGATGTTGTCCAACAAAGCGAGCGCAGAGCCTGGACCGTGGCGGACGGAAAGGACTCCTTACCTCAAGGAGATCATGGACTGCATGTCTGCCAACTCCGCCGTTCAGAAGGTGGTGTTCATGGCTGGTGCGCAGCTTGGCAAGACAGAAGCGATCAACAACGTGGTGGGCTACATGATCGCCCATGCTCCCGGTCCAGCACTTTTCGTGCAGCCAACGATTGAGATGGCTAAAAGATTGTCAAAGCAGCGGCTTGATTCGCTGATTCATGAGACACCGTGCCTTGCCGACAAGGTCGCTCCTGCTCGAAGCCGCGATTCAGGCAACACGATGTTTTCAAAGGAGTTCCCCGGTGGCATCCTGCTACTCACGGGTGCCAACAGCGCTACGGGCTTACGGTCTGCTCCTTGTCGCTGGGTGCTTCTTGATGAGGTTGATGCTTTTCCGAGTGATGTGGACGGTGAAGGCGATCCTTGTGCATTGGCTGAGCGTCGTGCGTCAACCTTTTCTCGTCGGAAGATAATCCTTACGTCCACACCAACGGTAAAGGATACGAGCCGCATTGAGACGGAGTATCTGGCGTCGGATCAACGTCGATATTTTGTCCCGTGTCCACATTGCGATCACATGCAGTGGCTGCAGTGGAAGAACCTGCAGTGGCGTGACGGTGATCCAAAGACTGCTGCGTATGTCTGCGAGGCTTGCGGGGCGCACATACCAGAGCATTACAAGAGTGAAATGCTGCGCAAAGGTGAGTGGCGTGCGACGACCACAAGCCAAGATGCAAGGACGGTTGGATTCCATTTGTCCTCCTTGTACTCTCCACTTGGGTGGAAGAGCTGGGAAGAAATTGTTGGTGAATTTTTACGTGCGAAGAACGACGCTCCGTTGTTGAAGACGTTCGTTAATACCATTTTGGGCGAGACTTGGGAGGAAGAAACTGGGGCAAAACTTGGTGCCGATAGCCTTTCTGAGCGAGCCGAGTTCTATCCCGCCGGTGAAATCCCGAAAGGTGCTTCGATACTGACTGCTGGCGTTGACGTGCAGGACAACAGGGTCGCTGTTGGGCTTTATGCGTGGGGTGCTGGTGAGGAGAGCTGGCTGATCAGTCACACAGAGATTTACGGCGATCCAGCCGGACAAAAATTGTGGGAACAAGTTGATGACCTCTTGCTAAGGGATTACCCGCATGCCGAAGGCGGAAGACTGAAAGTTTCGGCAATTGGTGTTGACTCCGGCGGTCACTTCACAAGCGAAGTGTATGCGTACGCCAGAGCCAGAAAGGGAAAGGGTGTGTTTGCTTTGAAAGGGCAATCGGTGCGGA